GGCGCCGTGAGCGAGAACCCTGGGCAGGATCCGACCGGAAGAGTCGACTGCCCGCTGACTGGCCGCGCCTGCGAGGTGTCGTGCTCGACCGATGCGGTTACCGGTGCCAATGGCGGGACGACGAGGGCAGGTGCCGGGCGACGGCCACGGACGTTGACCATATCGCCCCCGGCGACGACCATTCCCTTGCCAATCTGCAAGGGCTATGCAGCCACCATCACCTGATCAAAACCAGCCGTGAGGCCAACGAATCCCGGGCCAAGCGCAAGGCGCTCGGCCGACTGCCGGAAGAGAAGCAGCCTGGGATCATCGACGGCCCCCCACAACCCACCCAACATCGAGGTTTCTAATGCCAGGACCCGTTCCGAAAAGATCGGACACCCGAGCCCGGAGAAACAAGCCAGAAAATGAGGGCGGCGTCCCCCTGTCCAAGGGTGAGCGCGTCCCATACAAGGTGCCTCCGGTTGACTCCAACTGGCATCCCCGCGCGAAGCAGTGGTACCGCTCACTCTCCCGCTCCGGGATGCGCGACTACTACGAGCTTTCCGACTACGAAATGGCGCGCCTCCTGTGCGACGCCCTCACCGAATACTACAAGCGCCCTACCGCGATGATGCTGGCCACCATCCTGCAGGGAATGACCTCCCTCGGAGTGACCGAGGGCGAACGCCGCAGGATGCGAATCGAACTTGACTCCCCCCAGGAAGCCCAGACTCCCGCATCCGTGACGGCACTAGACACATACCGGCAGCAGCTGGGAGTCCAGGAGGCTTGACCCTGCCCGGTTGAAAGGGCGGGGCCAGGTGCCCTCACTTACACAGGAAGAACTCGCACTACTTGAGCCCACGGCCGAGAATGCGCAGACCTATCTTCCGCCGACATTCATCGGCCCGACGTGGCAAAAGGACAACACCGGCAAGTGGCTGCTCCCCGAGCGCACGCTCGGCTGGGAAGTCCTCGGCTGGGTTGCCACTTGGCTGACCTTTTCCGACGGCCGACCCTTTATGTGCACGCCCGAACAGGCCCGTTTTGTCCTTTGGTTTTACGCCATTGACCATCGCGGTAAATTCAGCTACCGCAAGGCGGTCCTTCAGCGCATGAAGGGTTGGGGGAAAGACCCCCTTGCCGCCGTCCTTTCGATCGTCGAATTGATCGGCCCGAGCCAATTCTCCCACTGGGATGACAATGGCCAGCCGGTAGGAAAACCGCACCCGGATGCTTATGTCCAGGTAACAGCAGTCTCGGAGCAACAAACCGAGAACACTCGCGACCTTTTCCCTGGAATGATCCCCCAGGCCACCCGCGCGGCCTTCAATATGGAGGTCCAGAAGGAAGTCATTTACGCCAACGGCGGCAAGCAGAAATTGCGCACCATGAGTGCGAATTTCCGTTCCGCAGAAGGCGGCCGTGTCACATTCTGCATTGCCAATGAAACTCACCACTGGACGCCGGGCCAACGCGGCCCGGACTTTATGCGCGTGATCTCGGATAACCTCACGAAGGTGCAGGGCCGCCTGCTTTGCATTACCAATGCTTACGAGCCCGGCGAAGAATCCGTCGCCCAGGCTATCCGTGAAGAGCAGGAGAAGGTCTGGGCCGGCCTATCCAAGCCGTCGGGCTGGCTTTATGACTCTTTGGAAGCAAATGCCTCAGCCCCCCTAACTGAGGACTGGGCCCCCCATGTAATTTCCACTATCCGCGGGGATGCCACCTGGCTCAATATCGAAGACATTGTCTCCGAACTCCAGGACGGCTCCAAGACCGTCGCCTCCAAGAGGCGCATGTGGTACAACCAGATCGTTTCCACGGGCGATTCCCTCATTACCCCGGCCGACTGGGACGGCATTCTCATGCCCGGTTGCTACGGCGACAAGCGTGACCTGAAGCCCGGCGATTCCATTGTGATGGGATTCGATGGATCGAAGACGGACGATGCCACCGCCCTGGTGGCCATCCGGATTTCCGACAACCTCATCGTCCCCCTGGGGATCTGGCAGAACCCGGACCCCGCCCAGGAATGGCACGTCAACGAGGCCGAGGTGGATTCGGAAGTCCACCTGGCCTTCCAGATGTACAAGGTCCAGGCCTTCTACGCCGACGTCTCCTACTGGGAGTCCTACGTGGACACCTGGAGCGACCTCTACCGCGAGAAGCTCCTCATCAAGGCCAGCGCCCGCTCCACCGTCGGCTTCGACATGCGCGGCAACAAGGCCCGGATCTCCCAGACCACCGAGGCTTTCGTCGGCTCCATCCAGGATGGCCGGCTCAAGCAAAACGGCCACCGGCTCATGCGCGTGCACGTGCTGAACGTCAAGAGGCGCACGAATTCCTACGGCCTGTACTTCGGCAAGGAGACGGCCTTCTCCACCCGCAAGATCGACGGCTTCGCTGCCGCCTTCCTGGCTTACATGGCCCTGGTCGCCCTGGCCGAATCCGGCAAGAAGCCGCCCAAGGAGTACACGCGGAAGCTCTACAGCTTCTGATTTCCCACCAACTTTCAGGAGAACCCTTTGCCCACGATGAACGAGTTTGCCCTCGGTGGCATGGGGATGGGACTGGGTATTCCCGGTGCCGTGGGATACCAGGACAGGATCCTCGCCACCCCGGACACCACCCCCGGCACCTACGACGACCACCTGATCAAGACGATGCTGCTCACGCTGCGCTACGACCTGGTCCAGTACGACCTGTGCCGGGACTACCTGGAGGGACGGCAGCTCCTGCCGTACGCCCCGCGGCATGCCTCGGAACAGATCAGGGACTTGCAGCGGCGCTCGATCGCCAACTGGATGCCGCTGCTGGTGAACCTGCCGTCCCAGATGTCCTTTGTGGACGACTACCGCCGCCGCACCGGCGGCAAGTTGGACAGCAAGACGGTGGACGACCAGACTTCGGATCCCGAGTGGGAGCTGTGGCAAAAGAACCGGATGGACTCGCGCCAAACGGTCATCTACCGCTCCTGCCTGACCTACGGCCACGCGTTCGTGGCGGTGAACAACATCGACCCGAACGACGTCCGGTTCGACATCCTGCCCACCCGGCACACGGTGGCGTTCTTCCGGGACCCGGTCAACGACATCCGCCCGTCCCACGTGCTGACGATCATGTCCTACCCGCGCACCGCGGACCTTGCCGGCCACGCGATCTACTGGGACGACAAGAATCGCTGGGAGCTGGAGTACGACTTCGACGGCAGCTTCAAGCCCAAGGGCAAGCCCTTCGCCCACGGCCTGGGCAAGTGCCCCATCATCCGCTACACCTGCTTCATCGACGACGAGGGACGCACCCAGGGCGTCGTGGCCCCGGCCATCCCGCTGCAGGACCGCCTGAACCAGGCGACGTTCTCCACCAACGTCACGGCCGACTTCGGCGCGTTCAAGGTCCGCTACGCGGCGGGCCTGGTGCCGGACTTCAAGCGGGACGAGAACGGTGAGCTGGTCCTGGACGAGCACACCGGGGAACCGATCCCGGTCCCCATTGAGATCTCCCAAAGTCAGCTCCTGCTCAGCGACGATCCGGCGACCAAGTTCGGACAGCTGGAGGAGACTCCCCTGTCGGGCTACATCGAGCAGGAGGAGCAGGCCGCGCGCAACTTCACGACCCTGTCGCAGTTCCCGCCGCTTGCCTCGATCTCCAACCTGGCCAACCTGTCGGCCGAAGCCTGGGGCGCCGCGGAGGCGCAGTTCATCCGCTGGATCGACTCCCTGCACGTGTCCCTGGGCGAGTCCCACGAGGAGCTGCTGCGCACCGGGGCCCTGGCCATCGGCGACACCGCCGGCTCCGAGTCCTTCGGCGGCGAAGTCCGCTGGCGCGACATGTCCACCAAGACCGTCGCGGTCATGATGGACGCCCTCGGCAAGGCAGCCCAGATGCTCGACGTTCCGAAGAAGGGCCTGTGGCCCCTCATCCCGGACGTCACCAAGGGAATGCTGGACGACTGGGAAGCCCTGCACGAGCAGGCCATCCAGGACGCCATGCAGATGGATCCGCTGGCAGCCCAGCAGCTCGCGGCCGGCGACGCCTACGGCGCCATCCAGACCGTGCAGCTGCGCTCCGGCGGCCCGCAGCCGGGCGGCGGCTCCGCCCCGGCCAGCAAGCCGGGGATCCCCAAGCCGTCCCCGCCGGGCGGCACGCCGAAGAAGCCACTGCGTGGAAACGCAGGCTGAGGCCGACGAGATCCTGGCCCTTGAGACGCTGCATCAGGCAGCACAGGCAAGGCTGGGTCTCGCGGCCGCCGCACTTTCCCTGGCCGAGTGGTCGCAGGTCAATGCCCTGCACGCCACGGAAACAGCCGCCGAATGGCTGGCTCACTCACTCCGGATGGTCACGGCCGTCCGCAAGTTGTCCCGCGCGCTGGCAATTAGCTACTACCAGCTCACACGGGCCCTGGGGACCGGGCGCACACTAGGTGTGCCGGAAGGCTCCTCTGGCGCTGTCACCCTGGCTCTGCTGCGGAGCAATTTCCGCAACCGGGCCCTTGACATCGCCTCCCTCCCGTCCACCCGGACGGGAAGCGATGACCCTGACATCAAGTGGTTCGAGGACTCCCTCGCGCACAGCGGCAGGCTGGACCTGCTCAAGAACGCGGGGATCGATTCCAAGCTCCAGCACTTTATGGATGTTGAGGGGCACAACGATTCCGGAGAGATCCCGGTGGACAGTTTCGACTGGACCAAGGATCTGACGCTGGAGGACGTTACGCGCGCCTACGAAGGCACGCT